AGCAGAAACTTGGAACGGAACAAACTGGACAACAGTTGGGTCTTTAAATACAGGAAGAGGTAATTTAGGAGCTGGTGGCACAACAACCTCAGGATTAGCTTTTGGTGGACAACTTCCCCCCGGTGCCCAAGTTGCAAACACAGAAGATTTTAATGGTTCTAGTTGGAGTGAAGTTGCAGATTTAAGCAATGGAAGAAAACAACTTGGTAGAGGTGGTTCAGAATCTGATAATACTTCTGGTATAGCTATTGGGGGTAATAATCCTGTTGTTGCTGCAACAGAAGAGTGGAGTTCTAGCTCAAATGTGATAAAAACTTTAACGGATTAATAAGGAGGAAACTATGGCAAAAACATATCAATACTGTGTAGCAGAAAACTGGGGAAAGGGTTTCATCGATCACGGTGAATCTCAAAGAATCACGTTTGCTGGCTATCCTGGAAATGTTTGGCAAGTTCCTGCATACAACAAACACGGTAATCTTTGGATTGCTAAAGTTGCAGGTGCTGTTAAAACAAAGGATGAAGCACAAACGATTGTTGATGCAGAGGTTCAAGCAGCGCAAGCTGTGTGGGATGCTTTACCTGATGCTGAAAAAGCACCAGCTGTAGGGACTAAACCCAGACCTGCTGACATAACATTGGAGGAGTAAATTTAAATGGCTACGTACTTAGGCACGCATGGTGGTAAAGTACAAGACTACACTACGAATCCTGATAATCCGATTGTAGGACAGGTGTGGTATAATACTACGTCTAATGCATTAAGTTTTCGAACAGAGGCTGCTGGATCTTGGGCTACAGGTAATAATCAAAATACAGCTGCCTCAGCTAATAGAGGAAATGGAACACAAGGTACTCAAACAGCGGCACTTGCTACAGGGGGAACACCTCCTGTAATGGCTAATGTTGAAGATTACAACGGAACATCATGGACAGAAATTGCAGATTTAAATGTAGCAAAATATAGTGCAGTTCATATAGGAACTAATACGGCAACCTTAGTTGCTGGAGGTTCAACACCAAGTGTTGTAGCAACAACTGAATCTTGGAATGGTTCAGCATGGACTGAGGTAGCAGATTTAAATGGTGGTAGAACCAGTGCAACTGGCACTGGTGGTGCAACAGCAGGATTATTTGTGGGGGGATCTCCAACAACCGTTAATTGTGAAATATGGGGTGGTTCTAGTTGGACAGAAGTTGCAAATTTAAATTCAGGTAGATATGGTTTAAATAGTGCAGGCACTAGTACAGACGGATTAGTATTTGCGGGTTCTCCAGAACCAGCAGGTGTAGCTATAACAGAAAAATGGAATGGATCTTCTTGGACTGAAGTTGCAGATTTAAATCTTGCAAGAATGCAACCTGGAGGAGCTGGAACATCTTCATCAGCAGCATTAGCTTTTGGTGGATTAAATGGTGCAAGTTATAAAAATGAAACAGAACAATACAATGGAACTAGTTGGACAGAATTAAATAATCTAAACACGGCAAGATTTGCTGTTGGAGCAGCAGGATCAACAACTGCTGGTCTTGCTTATGCAGGTTCTATTCCTGGAGGAGATACTCAAGCAACAGAAGAATGGAATGTATTAGTTACTAAAACGGTAGATACGGATTAATTATGGCAACATACAAAGAAATACACGGAACAAATATTGAAGTCTTAGCATCAGACCCATCAAATCCTATTGAAGGACAAATTTGGTATAACTCAACTTCAGATGTTTTAAAAGGTGAAGCAACTACAGCTGCAGGAGCTTGGGCTACAGTTAATAGCATGAACACTGCAAGAGACCAAGTGGGATCATCAGGATCTCAAACAGCTGCATTATGTTTTGGTGGAACCACTGGTTCTGTCTCAGCATTAAATGAATCTTATAATGGAACGAATTGGACTGAAGTTGGAGATTTAAATACTGCTAGAAGATTTATTGGAGGAGCTGGTACTCAACCATCAACTTTAGCTTATGGTGGTGTGCCTACAACAGGTGCTACAGAATCTTATAATGGAACTAATTGGACTGAAGTAGCAGATCTAAACACAGCAAGAGGGTATTTTGGAAGTGCAGGTGCTAATAATACAGCTTCATTAGCTTTTGGAGGAGAAGTTCCTGATAGAACAATAACAGAATTATGGAATGGGAGTGCTTGGACAGAAGTTAATAATATGAATACTGGTAGACAACAACTTCCAGGAGCAGGAACATCTACCTCTGGTATAGCTATTAGTGGAGCAAGTGACACAGGTGCAACAATAGTTGCAAACGCAGAAACTTGGAATGGAACTAATTGGACTGAAGTAGCAGATTTAAATGTAGGAAGAATAGATCTAGGTGGTGCTGGAGTACAAACATCAGCTTTAGGTTTTGGTGGCGCTAATCCTGGTGGAAATCCAGCATTAGCAACTAATGAAGAGTGGAATGGATCTAGTTGGACTGAAGTAGCAGATTTAAATACTGCAAGACGTCAAGTAGGTGGAGCAGGAACAACAACAGCTGGTTTAGCTTTTGCAGGAGAAGCTCCTGGAGGAGTAACAGCAGTAACAGAAGCGTGGACAGGTGCAGGTGCGGCAGTTACTAGAACATTTACCGACACTTAAGACTTGTGATATATTTTAAATAATATATATAAGAAACAACTATAAAGGATAAAGCTATGAAAAAAGACGTCAAAGATATTATACAAAAAGAAGAACCTCATTTAACTAATTTATTAGAACGAGAAGATCTATCTTCGTTCAAAGGTATGGTAGACGAGCTTCGTGATACATGGACCAAGAAACAAATGTTTCGAACGGAAACAGAAGCAAGGTTTTCTGTATTACAGGATAATAGATACCCAACTAAAGCTTCAAAGTATTGGCAATGTGTTAGAGAACAATCAAGTTACTTAGATAATTTAATGTCTTTGTCATTTGATTACAGAAGAAACGAAGCAAAGATTAAATGGTTAGAGGGTAAAATTGAAAAAGAAAAAGATGAATATAAACTATCTAAATATGAAATAGATTTAGATGAAGCTAGATTTGGTAAAGCGTCTATGGAGAAAACTGCAAAACATAGAATGAGAGAAATTAAAATGTGGTCTAAATTAAAAAAAGAATTTAATGATGGATCATTTAATGACAAAGATGTTAACCAACACCAACTAGAATCTTATGGCATGCAATACCATGAAAAATCAAAAACATTAAATCAAAACTCGTCAGAGGCCGAGATATTTAATGTAATGGGACAGTTACAATCTTTACAAAGAATTAAAAAATCTGGTGAATTGGAAAGTAGTTACAAAAAGAAAGAACAAATTACCCAACATGGAAAACCTAAAATTTGATTTTATATTTCTAGGTCAGTCTGTTTTAAAATATCAGGTTCCTTTAGATGTGTTTAGTGCACTTAATCAAATTTATGAACAAAACTTTCATAATCTTGCACCCGCTAATAAACAATTAGTAGGTAAGATAGAGAATGAGCACTCATTGTTCTATCATGGCGTTGATCAAACCAAGATGAAAAATCATAATATGTTACCTAGAAATGTTACAGATTATTTCCTAACTATATTTAAACATTATTTAGCTTTTAATAAAATTAAAGAATATGATACTCATTTAAATTCTATCTGGGTTAATGAAATGAAACAACACGAATACAATCCAGCACATATTCATAGGGGAATGTTATTTACAGGACTATCTTCTGTAATGATATTAAAAATGCCTTCTACTTTTGGTAAAGAATATTCAGCAGAACACATTCAACAGAATGGTAGGCTTCAAATATTGGGTGCAGCCAATGGCCAGTTTGCTAAAATAGATTACCAGCCACCAATGGACCTTAGAGACTTTTATGTGTTTCCTTATGACATGAGACACTGTGTATACCCCTTTAATGGAACTACTGAGACTAGACGAACACTAGCTGCAAACTGTGATGTAGAGTTTGATCCAATTAAAAACAGAGGAGCTACGTAATGGATAAACAATATTACATAGATAATCACATAGGTATCTTTAAAAACTTTATGCCTAATGAATTGATAGAAGATTACGTAAATTATTTTAATAAGTGCGAGCAACAAGGTGCAGTATATCCAAGACGAGAAGATGAGATGTTAGTATCGGATAACGCAATCGATACTATTAGAGATACTAATGTTCCTATGACTTATAATAATAAACCTTTTATAGATATGTTTTTTAAAGATGTGTATCCTTTGTATGTTCAAAAATATTCTTATCTAAAAAAATTAGCTACACACAACATACTAGAAGTTAAGATACAAAAAACTAAAGTAGGTGAAGGTTATCATTTTTGGCATTGTGAAAATGCTGAAATGAAAGCAAGAAATAGAATACTAGCTTTTATGATATATTTAAACGATGTAACTGAAGGAGGTGAGACAGAATTTTTATATCAAAAATGTCGTTTTAAACCAGAGAAAAATACATTGATGGTATGGCCATCACAATTTACACACATTCATAGAGGCAACCCACCTTTATCAAATGACAAATATATAATAACGGGATGGGTAGAATACGGATATTAATATGATAACAGAACCAAAATGGAAATCTTATATTGTAGAGACTACAGGACCAGTCTTTACACCTAAACAATGTCAGATGATTATTGAAGCAGGCAGAGCTGAACCTAAACAAGATGCTTATGTTGGAAATAAAAAAGGTATTAAAGGAGGAAAGTTAGATACTAAAACTAGGACCTCACACATTAGTTGGATTCCATTTAAAAAACTGCCGGAGATGTACAAAGATATAGAAAAAATTATGACAACTACAAATGGTAATCATTTTGGTTTTGATGGAATGACATTAACAGAGTTTGCACAATATACAGAATACCCGGAAGGTGGCTTTTACGATTGGCATGTTGATAATGATGTTAACTGTGCACATGAACCACCGGTTAGAAAAATATCTATGACTTGTTTACTATCTCCTGAATCAGAGTTTGAAGGTGGAGATTTAGAATTAATGGCTGAAGGTAAAGTTGCAAAGATTAAACAAGGTCAAATTGTTTTCTTTGCATCGTTTATAAGACACAGAGTTAAACCTATTATAAGAGGAACAAGAAAATCTTTAGTTATGTGGTTTGGAGGGACACCGTTTAAATAATGTTTAGAGAATTACATTTTCCAACACCAATTTATATTGCAGATATAGAGCACCCAACTCTTAATCAAGAATTGGAAAGAGATATTGTAGCTTGGTCAAACAAAGACAAAGGGCTGACAAGAACTAATGTTAAAAGCTGGCATTCAACAACTGACATGCATGAAAAACCGGAGTATGCAAAACTTGTTAATATGTTATATGCTGCACAAAAAACTATTTACGATCAAGAACATTTAGATAATGAGCCCCATCTTGGTAATATGTGGGCTAACATTAATCCACCGGGTGGAATGAATAGAGCTCATCAACACCCAAACTCATTATGGTCAGGTGTGTATTATATCAAAGCACCTAAAAACTCTGGAAATTTAAAAATAGATGATCCAAGATCATCAGCTGCAATGTCTCGACCAAGACAAAAAAAAGGTAAGCTACCTGAAAGATTATGGAGAGAGCATCACTACGAACCAAAAGATGGTAGATTAATTATGTTCCCCGCTTGGTTAATGCATTGTGTTGATCCTAATGAATCTAATGATATAAGAATATCAGTGTCGTTTAATTTTTTACAAAAGTGTATGATCGTATGATGTTTAATAAATATCAAGTAATCAAAGGTGCGCTTAGCTACGAGCTAGCTAACTTTGTCTTTAACTATTTTCTTCTTAAAAGAGATGCTGTGAAATGGATGTATGAAAACAATATAACTTATGACAATGGGATGCTTGGTACATGGACCGATAAACAGATACCTAATACTTATTCCCATTATGCTGATCATGTAATGGAAACTCTCTTGGTCAAGGTACTACCCATCATGGCCCAGGAAACAGGGTTAAATCTTATTCCGACATACTCTTACGCTAGAATATATAAAAAGGGTGACATATTAAAACGACATAAAGATAGACCAAGCTGTGAGATCTCTACCACCATTCATTTAGGGGGAGACCCTTGGCCCATATTTATAGATGGCACTGGAGCCGATAATGTTATTGATGAATACAAGAATATACATAAACCCAACGCTCCCGCTGGCACTAAAGTCTTACTTGAAGTAGGAGATATGTTAGTATACAGTGGATGTGAGTTAGAGCATTGGAGAGAACCGTTTGAAGGTAATACTTGCGCACAAGTGTTTCTTCATTATAACCATGTAGATGGTCCTTTTGCTGAAAAGAATAGGTTCGACAGAAGGCCAATGTTAGGTGTTCCACCAATAAGGAATACATAATATAATGGAGTTATATGCTACAAAAATTAGGTTTCTTACCAGGATTTAATAAACAAGTCTCAGAACTAGGCGCAGAAGGTCAATGGACCGGTGGCGATAACGTAAGATTTAGATACGGAACACCAGAAAAGCTGGCTGGCTGGGACCAGTTAGGGGCTGATAAATTAACTGGTGTGGGTAGGGCACTTCATCATTGGGACGATAATGCAGGAATTAAATACGCTGCTATAGGAACCAATAGAATTCTATATGTTTATTCAGGAGGTATATTCTATGATATCCATCCTGTTAGAACCACTATTACCGGCTGTGATTTCAGTAGTACCAGTAGCGAAAAAACAGTTACTATAACTTTCCCGAGTCCTCATGGACTGATCGATAATGATATTGTTTTAATGGACGGCGTGAGTGGGGTGACTGCTGTGGGTTCCACTTATAATGATGCTTCTTTTGAAGATATAAAATTTATGGTGACTTCTGCACCGACCTCTACCACGATTGAAGTGACGATGGCGGCAACTGAAACAGGAACTCCTTTAAGTAATTCAGGATCTGCTTCGGGGTTATGTTATTATACTGTAGGGCCCGCTCAACAATTAGGAGGCTATGGATGGGGAACAGGAACTTATTCTGGAACTTCTCCAGGTCCTGCAACTACTACTCTGGCAACAACACTTCCCGACGATGCTACTACTTCTGTCGTTTTGACAAATTCAGCAGCTTTTCCTACATCAGGCGAAATTAGAATTGGAACAGAGGACATAAGTTTTGCAGCAAATAATACTTCCACTAATACTCTAAGTGGAGGAGCGCGTGCGGTCAATGGTACAACAAGAGCTGCTCATACCGCAGGAGTAACAATAACTGATATTTCCGACTACGTCGGATGGGGTGATCCATCCTCTTCAGACTATACAATTGATCCAGGCTTATGGGTTCTAGATAACTATGGAACAAAATTAATTGCTCTTATATATAATGGCGCATGTTTCGAATGGGATGCAACTGGGTCCACTTCTACAAGAGCAACAAGAATAGCTAATACTCCCACTGCATCAAGACACGTACTGGTTTCTACACCCGATAGACACTTAGTATTTATTGGAACAGAGACAACGATTGGAGATACGTCTTCACAAGACGATATGTTTATAAGATGGTCTAACCAAGAAGAGATTACTGGTACTAATTCCTATACAGTCACGGCCACTAATACAGCAGGTACACAAAGACTTGCAGCGGGCTCAGTAATCATGGGGGCAAAGAGAGGTCGGGATGCTATTTATGTATGGACCGATACATCTTTATTTCTCATGAGATTTGTAGGACAACCGTTTACTTTCTCCTTTGAACAAGCGGGAACTAACTGTGGTCTTATAGGAAAAAATGCATGCGTTGAAGTTGATGGTATCTCCTACTGGATGTCTGAAAATGGTTTCTTTATGTATGATGGTCAATTAAAATCTATGCCTTGTTTGGTAGAAGACTTTGTTTATGATGGCCTTAATTCAACCCCTAAAGATCTAATTAATTGTGGCCTGAACAATTTGTTTGGCGAAATTCAATGGTTCTATTGTAGTACCGGTTCCGATGTCGTGGACAGGGTGGTAACCTATAGCTACGTAGAATCAAAAATGTATAAACGACCAATCTGGACTACTAATTCTAATTCTTTATTCCAAAGAACTACGTGGGTTGATTCTGCAGTCTTTGATAAACCTCATGCTACTGCCTACGACGCTACAGACGATGCATCGTTTGATGTAGTGGGCAACACTGATGGTACTGCTATCTACTATGAACACGAAACAGGGACCGATCAGGTAGATTCAGGTGGGGTCATTACACCTATCACTTCCCATGTTCTTTCAGGAGATTTTGATATTACTCAAAAGAGGAGCGCTCAGGGATCAGTTATAGGGATGCCAGACCTTAGAGGAGATGGTGAATACATTATGAAAATCAGAAGATTTATACCAGACTTTATTACTCAAACGGGTAACACACAGGTGAGTTTACTTACTAAAAATTTTCCAAATGATAGCACCACAACAACAAGCTTTACAATCACCACTGCTAGTGATAAAGTTGACACTCGCGTCAGAGCCAGATCAATCGCGCTTAAGATAGCAAACACGTCATCTGCAGAAGACTGGAAACTAGGAACATTTAGATTAGATATACAACCCGACGGGAGAAGAGGATAATGGTCGCATTTTACAACCAGGGAGATCAAGAGATTTACGACGAAGGTGAGCATTTTATTCCACAGGAACAATACCGATTAAACAAATTTAATAATACCGTTGCTCCAATGCCAATGGATGGCACACAACAAGTCACTCAAAATTTTGGAATACCTTACACTGGTGCATTTACCAATGCTGGTGGTGGTGGAGGCG